TTCTAAATATATAAATATTCATTACTTTGGAGAAAAAGAATGAAAAAATATTTAGTAAGATTTACTACTAAAAGTGGTGATTACGATAAAGAATGGTGTTATGCTAATTCAAAAGAAGAGGCTGCTCAAAATATTAAAGATGAACATTGGAATATAGCATCTATTGACATGGTTAGTGAAATATAATGGAAACAAATAATAATCAATCAGTTTTACCTGAAAAATATATATATTATAGAACTATTCCAGTACTAGATCGTTGGAGAACTCTAAGAGAATATATTCCAGAAACATATCATAGTTTTTTTGAAAAAGACGGGCGGCATTATGAGTACAATGATTTTGTTTCTAAATATAATGAAAATAAAGATTTCCAAGAGTTTATAGACCAACAACAATTTAGGAAATTAATAGAAGATTATTTTGTAAGAAATGCAGAATTATCTTGTTATCCAAAATTTCCATATAGATATGGTTCTGGAAGATATTCAGTTGAAGCACGTTGGAAAGATACTTATTCTTGTTTTTATTATAATTCCGATTATATAAGTGTAGATTAACATGACAATAGCTGAATCTCTTCTTAAAGAAATTGATATTGGTAGAGAAGGTAGAGCACAAGGCTATTCTATGGGTTTACCTAAACTTGAAAGTATTATTGATGGAGTAACTAAAAGAACTATGACTGTTCTTGCTTCAGGTACTGGTCAAGGTAAATCAAGTTTTATTTTATATTCTTATGTATATCGTCCTTTAATGGAACACTTAGAGGATGACAACTTTTATACCTCCTATTTTAGTTTGGAGATGCCGGCTACTGTAGTATTTGGTAAATTACTTTCTACATATATATTTGAAAAATATGGAAAAGAATTATCTGTTAAAGAAATTCTTTCTAGAAAGAAAGGCTATATATTAAGTGATGAAGACTATCGTATTATAATAGATAGTATGGAATGGCTTAATAAAATAGAAAAGAAAATTCATATATATGATAAATCTCTTAATGCTGATAAACTTTACGCTATTCTAATGCAGAAGTTAGAAAAGTTTGGAAAGTTTACAGAAACTGAGAATAGAAAGATTTATAAACCAGATAATCCAGATTTATTATATGAAGTAGTTATAGATCACGTAGGTCTATTAAAACCTTCTAATGGACGTAATAAAAAAGGAGAAATTGATACAGCAGTAGCTTATCTTATTACTTTAAGAAATATGTGTGGTATTTCTCCAACCTTAATTCAGCAAATTAATAGGGAACAAAGTAACATTGAAAGATTTAAAGCTGGTAGAACTGGAATTCAGTTAAGTGATTTAAAAGAAACTGGTGATACCACTGATGCTGCTGAAGTTGTTATTGCTTTATATGGTCCAAATAGAGACAAACTAAATAGTTATAGAGGATATGATGTAAAGAAATTAGGAGACCATATTAGAATGATTCAAATTCTTAAAACAAGATTTGGAGAAGCTGATAAGGAAATAGCTGTTAATTTTCATGGTGGAATTAATGTTTGGGCAGAATTACCGTTACCTAATGATATTTATGACTATGATAAATACGTAACACCAGATTATTTATTAAATAATAATGAAGATGAAGAAGTAAAAGAAAAAGATAATTCAGAAAAACAACAATTTAAATTAATTATTTAAGTATGGCTTGTGAAACTCTGTGTATTTACGGAGAAAGTGGTACTGGAAAAAGTACTAGTTTAAGAAATATGGATCCCGAAACTACTTTTATTATTAGTACTACGGGAAAACCTCTTCCCTTTAGAGCTTGGCGTAAGAAATATACTCCTTTAGTAATTGAAAAAGATGAGAAAGGAAAGACTAAATCTATTACAGGTAATTATTACATTAGTTCTAATTGGGAATCAATATTAAAGATATTGAAAATTATTAATAAATTTATGTCTAATATTAAAACAGTTGTTATAGATGATATGCAATATATATTATCGTATGAATTTGTTGATAGAGCAACTGAAGTTGGCTATACTAAATTCTCAGAATTAGCTCAACATCTTATGGAGATTTTGAGATATTCGGAACAAATGAGAGACGATTGTACTATGTGTTTCCTTACTCATTCTGAGAATGTAGGAACTGAAATTGATCCTAAATATGTTATCAAAACTGTAGGAAAACTTCTTGCAGAAAAAGTAACTTTGGAAGGATTATTTACCTATATCTTCTGTACTAAAGTAGAAGAAGGAGATGATGGTAAAATGCAATACAAATTAGTCACTAATAATGATGGAAAGTGTCTTGCTAAGACTCCTATGGATATGTTTGAAGATATGGAAATCGATAATGACTTAAATGAAATTCTTAAAGTCATTAGAGAATATAATGGTGAAGAAGAGGAAGAATTATAATGGAATTAGAAATTCAATCAGCTAAACTTGTTTTGTCTATTGTAGACAAAGAAACAGGAGAAATTATTACAAGAGAAGCTACTCTTGGAGATTTTAAAGAGATAAAGAAATCAACTTCTAGTGGTACTAGAACTCGTAAACCAAAGGACGATGGTGATCCTAATCCTAAAGCAACTCTTCTTGAAGGCAAAATTCAGTTAAATAATGCCGCAATGGAATTAACTGGATGGGAAGCAGAAATGAAAATTGACATTCGCTTTAATAAAGAGGGTAAGAAAATTACTCCTATAATGTTAGAAGATTTATCTAAGGGTAATAGACTTACTAAGACTAATACTATTAGTTGCAGAGGTTCTAAACATGATAATCTTTCTGAATATGGTTCTGTATTTGATGTTGTTCCATATGAAGGAAAGGAAGGTTGGTTTAAACTTATAGGTGATGCTCCTCAAAAAGAAGATGATACAGTAGAAATTCCAGACGAAATATCTAATCCTGATGATGAGGATAATATAGATGTAGACGATAGTGGAATTGAAGCTGCAGATATTGATTTTAATCTTGATGAAGATTAAAATAGATACTTATGATGGTACTATATAATGTACTAAATTTCTAAATGTATTAATGAATATGAAAAATTTTAGTTTTAATGGTTTAGGTGAAACTTCTTTTACAAACAATGGTCCTCAGTATCTTCGTCCTTATGATATTTATGAGGTTAATTTAACAAAAATTGAGCAGACTTCTTTGAAAGGTAAGGATGGTACAGAATATCCTGTAATTGCTATGGAGTTTACGGGTTGTGGAGATCAAACAGGGGTTTATAATCATAACTTGTTTATTCCTAATAAAGACGAAGATTTTGAAAGAAGAACTAATGAAACCAGTGGAGCTAAGTATCCTTCTGCTTTTGAGCAGTTCCAATATACTCTTATGCAGTTAACTGAAGTTATTAATCCTAAGGGAGCTGCTAAGATTAAAGAAAACGCATCCAAGTTAAAGAGCATGGAGCAATTTATTGATCTTATCATTAAAGCTCTTTCTGGAAAGACTGATGTTAAGTTCTTTTTAAAGTTGGTTGGTCGTGTACAGAACAATCAAACTTTCTCAACTCTTCCTAGTTCTTGTGTACTTGGTAAAGATGCTAAACCTGAGACTAAGCCTTCTGCTTTGAACTTTGTTTCTCTTGATAAGAAACTTCTTAATTGGAGTAACTATGAGTTAACCCAAATGAAGAAATATCAGGAGGCTAAACCTACAGTTATGAAAACTACTGATGATTCTAATCCAGATGAAGCAGATGAAGTAGATTTAGACATTGATTTAGACGAGTAATTATTATAAATTATAAGATTCTTGTTTAGAAAATTTAAATAATTAATTATTATGTATTTTTCATCATTAGAACCAGAAATAACTAAGGATTTTATATTTTCTAAAATAAATCAGGAATCTATAATGCAGTACTATACTGGAATAGATGTAACTAGTAAAAAGTTACATCTATCTCCGTTTAGAAATGACCATAAAGTTACTTGTGCTCTTTATAAATCCAAATCTAATATATTATACCTTCATGATTTTGCTACTAATGAACATATAAATTGTTTTCAAGTAGTTATGAAAAAATATGGAGTTAATTATTATGAAGCTTTACAAATAATAGCACGAGATTTTAATTTAATAAAGGGAAGTAACAATAATATTAAAGAAACTCCAAAACTTGTACAACCTTTAAAAGAAACTGAGAAAACCAGAATACAAGTTCAAATAAAAGATTATACAGAACAAGAACTTAAATGGTGGGAATCTTTTGGAATATCTAAAAAACTTTTAAAAAAATATCATATATTTTCATTACAATATGTTTTTCTTAATGGAGCATTGAAATTTACATCAGATGAAAAAAGTCCAATATATGGTTATTATTTTGGAAAAGATAAAAATGGAATTGAAAAATGGAAAATATACTTTCCACTTAAAACAGAATACAGATTCTTAAATAATCTTTCCAAAAAAGTTCTTCAAGGTTATCATCAATTACCTAAAACTGGAGATTTATTGGTTATTACCAAATCTATGAAAGATGTAGTAGCTCTTTATGGGTTTGGAATTCCTGCTGTAAGTCCTAATAGTGAAACATTATTTATTGATGATAAAAAATTAGAAGAATTTAAAAATAGATTTAAACATATTTTAGTATTATATGATAATGATAGACCAGGTATGCATAATATGTGGTTAATCAGAAAAGAACATCCTGAATTAAACTATTATTATTTACCTTGGTATCTTTCAAAGGATTTTACTGATTCTATTAAATTAGTGGGAGTAGAAAATATGAAAGAATATGTTAATGAATTTATGTCTAATTATAAATTTAAATGAATAAACAAGAATATTTAGAATCCTTAAATAAGGATGATTTATTTTCCATTATTAAGTATGGTTTAAGAGAGAGTAATGCTCCTGCTGATGTAACAGTAGAAGATATTTATTATGTAATTCAATGTAATCCGTTATGAAAGTTTACATAGCTAAAGATTGGACAGGTTCTAAAGTATTTGCAGAACCTCCAGTACTTATGAAATGTGGAGGTATGCCAGATAT